GATTGTCCATTCTGTAAGGAGAATCTGAGCACCGAATATCGAGGAATCGTCTCATCCCAGAGCGCAGGTCGGTATCGTAAACTGTATTCTATCATGGTAAGCATCGCAACCAAAGCAGTCTATTTCGGGTATCCGATCAGCGCGGAAGAGATCCAATCGCTGTGCCGGGAAATTGATGCGGAGAATGGGGGATACTATCAGCGAAGATCAGTTCTCAACGAAGCCGAAAGGGCAATTGAATTCGCTCTTAAAAATTAAAAGCGCAAACTTGTTTACAAATGCCACGATCTGTGGTATAATTAACTACTGACACAAACTATGACAGACTACGAAACACATCCCGCCAATTCACCGATCCCGCCGGTTACTCCAACCACCAACACCGCCGACACGCTTTGGACCCAAAAGGAATCCATATCAGTGCTCGCGGAGTGCGCTGAATTACAGACCAAGAAATCGAATGACTATCAGAACGCTGAATCTCGAATCGTTCAGGCAGATTATTATCCCAGGGGTGTTGCAACGATTCTGGATATCATCCACGCCAAGAAACTTCGTGCGCAATCCGTCATTGAGGCGATGGAGAAAGATCCATCCTATGAACCTAATTTCGAGAGTCTTGAAGATTCTTTTCGGGACATGATTAACTATGCCACGTTCGCAGTATCATGGATCCGCGGAAAAATGGAAGGCCAGGAAGAGGGCGCTGATTTCTTGAATCGTAAACAATAGTGCAAAACATGAACATCACGTGGGATAAGCGATATCTTCGCCTAGCTCAGCACATTGGCGCCTGGTCAAAGGATCCCTCAACGCAAGTGGGAGCGGTGATCATTGCCCCTGAGACAGGACAAGTTCTTTCTCAGGGGTACAATGGGTTTCCTCGTGGCATTGAAGATTCTGATAAACGTTATGCCAACCGAGACGAAAAGCTAAGCAGGACAGTTCATGCAGAAATGAACGCAGTCTTCAATGCATCTCTCTCGGGCATTTCACTGAATGGCGGAACGCTATATGTTCATGGTCTTCCTATCTGCGAGCAATGCTCTCTAGGGATTATTCAGGTAGGAATCAAAAAGGTCGTTGTGACAGATTCACCGGTAGATCAGAAATGGCAAACGTCTTGCTTCAGAGCGCAAGAGAACTTAAACGAAGCAGGAGTGAAATACCAAACGGTAAAAATATGAATAGAATAGCACTAGTATTAGGTCGAGGTGTTGAAGGCTGCGGCGTAACAAAATTCAGTCTTGAGCAAGCACGATGGTTCAGGAAGAACGGTATGGATGTCACGATTTTTGCTGCTGCGGATGTGGTGTGGACACGCATTAGAGCACACGACACGGAAGACATCAAGTTGGTGATGTTTGCTGACGCCGCGGAATCCGAACAATTCACACGAACGATCGATGCTGATTTTGATCTGATGATCATCAATAGTCTTCCGGCAAGACCTTCAAATCAGGCGAATGGCAAAAGGGCACAGCTCGCAACATTAGCATGCACTACTAACTTTATCAAGGCCATTGAATCGGTAAAAGTTCCGATGGTTCTCATTCAGCACGATCATACTAAAACGAGCATCAAGCGCAGTGGAGGTCTTTCTGAAGCCGTCAAGCGCGCAAATGTTTTGTTCGCACACTCAGTGACGAATGATTTTGCTGTGATGGCAGATGAAATCCTAGACCGCAATGGGATTGGTTCGTTCTTCGGTGATGCTTCTGAAACGCCAATGTTTGGATTTCAGCCGGGCATGGAGTTTGATCACTGCCGAGATTCGTACGCCACCACAGACCCGCCGACCCTGAATGCTCACAGATGGATTGGCCGCACGACAAGCTGGAAGGGGTATTACCAGATGTTCCAATTCCATAAGGATTACTTGCGAAAGAATGGTCAGGTCACAATGCTTGAGGGCATGGAACGGTGCATAGCACTTGTCGACATCCGAAAGCGCTATGACTTTATTGAACACCCGCATCGCAAAGACGAGCACGACGACGATCATAATATAGCACTGGACACACTGCCGCACGTTTTTGGCCCATACAATCACGACAAGATGCTCAAACGAATGGCACGCGCTGGATTTGGTTATCAGCTCTCGCTCCTGAAAGATCGATACATCGAACGGTCTATCGAATATACACATTGCGAAGTGGCTTGCACTGGCACCGTTCCCGTGTTTAGAAAAGAGTTCGGCGAACTATGCACGCACCGTTCTCAGAATAAACCCCTTATTGAGTGCGAGGGGAATGGAACTATCTGGTTGGGCGACGACAATGGCGAAGAATGTTGGGAAGAGATGAAGCGGATCAACGCCGATCCAGCTCTCCGGCGCGCCAAGGCTGCCGAAGCATTCAAGTTCTATAGGGATCATCAAGATTCAGAATTCACCTTCACTGAAATGTGGAAGAAGATTACAGATAATGTCTAACATGAAATACGCAAGCATCGTCCCGCTTATCGGCGGCCAAACAATGGGAATGGAAAAAGTCTGGGGTGGTTCGCCTGAATTCTTTCTGAGCTTCCCGGGATTCCAAGATCATGATCAGCATGCAAGAGCATACTATCCTAATACGCCTTATCATATTGTCGAGGATAATGTTCCGCTTGACACGAAGTTTACTGGGGTGGATGTTCTTTCAACCACCTGCCCGTGCGCAGGACTGAGCAGCCTTTCATCAACCGCAAGCAGTGAATCGGCAACGAATGACTGGATGTTACATTCGGCCGAAGTTGCTCTAGGACAAGTGAAACCCCGTGTCTTCTGGGGAGAAAACGCCCCTTACCTGGCCACGAAAATGGGCGAGCCCACAGTGAAGAAGCTGAAAGCCATTGGAGCAAAACACGGTTACGCGTTCTCGTTGTATCAGACGCTCTCGACTTTACATGGCCTTCCCCAAGCCCGCAATAGGTCTTTCTACTTCTTTTGGAAAGGAACAGAGACACCCCTTCTGAATTATTATGCCGAAAGCGATGGCATGTCTATCGAGGATGTGATCAGATACGCCAATGAGTCTGATGATCCCATGAGCGAAATCATTCCTCACACGAAGAAACCCAGTGATGACCCGCTTTACCGATACGTCCTAGAGGTAATGCACGGCGGGATCTCTCATGTTGAGTTTGCCAAGCTGATTGATAAGACCACAAATCCGATGGACTACATCGAAGATGCGGGGATTGAGTATCGCGATGTCGCGGTATGGGTCAGAGATAAAGGATTCGAGAAGAAAGCCGTGAGGTGTGAAACCATGCATGACAAGTTGGCTGCTGGCGGATCTATTTTCAGAAAAACTGTCACCATTCCAAAGGGACGTATTGGTGCATTCGTGGGTCACCTCCCAACGATGCTCACACATCCCGATGAAGATCGCTTTATTTCAGTAAGGGAAAGCCTTGACATCATGTCGATGCCCAAGGATTTCCAACTGCAGGGCCGCATCAGCAAGACGCTTAATCATATCTGTCAGAATGTTCCAGTCACAACCGCGGCTGATATGAGCGCTGAGATTGATCGCTTTCTCTCGAATAAGTTGCCACTCATCACCGCCAAAAGCGTCATCCAAGATAACCGTAACCGAACTAATAAGATTGTGCCTGGCAATTGCCCGACACTCGAAGAGTTCATCTGATAAATAAACCGTAGAAGAAAAACATATGTCATCACTAATAGATCGCCTCAAAGCCACAAGCAAACTCAAAGATACCGCCGTCCTCTCAGAATCAAAGATCTTTCATGGGAAAGAAATGGTTCCAACCCCAGTGCCCATGATCAATGTGGCGCTTTCAGGAGATCCTGATGGAGGACTACTGCCGGGTCATACCATGATCGCCGGCCCCTCAAAGCACTTCAAAACATCATTCGGCCTTCTGATGGCAGCAGCATATCTCGATGCGAATCCTGATGCGGTGCTCATGTTCTATGATACTGAGTTTGGTTCACCCCAGGCTTACTTCGAATCGTTTGGGATTGACATCAATCGAGTGCTCCACGTTCCAATCATGAACATCG